TGGCCTCTCACCGGCGCTGGCGCGCGGATCGTCGAGGCGCCGGTGCCGCTGCTGAAAAGCGAGCGGCTGTTCACTGCCGTGTCGATGCCCAACCCGCATCTGGTGACGTTCGTCGATGCCGTGGACGAAGCGGAGCTGGTCGCGATCGGTGAAACTTGCGAAGCGGCACCCGACTGGTTGCCCAATCGGGCCAATGTGTCGTTCGTCGAGGTGCGCGGTAGCGACCTGTTCGTGCGCACGTTCGAGCGGGGCGTGGGGCTGACGGACAGTTGCGGCAGCGCGATGGCGGCGTCGAGCTTTGCCGCGTGCCTGACCGGGCGGCTGGCCTATGGCGCTCCGATCACCGTCTTCAACAAGGGCGGGCTGGTGCGTGCCACCGTCGGCGAGGACGCGATGATCAGCCTGTCGGGCAATGCGACATGGGAGTGGCGCGGCGCGGTGGATGTCGACCTGGCGACGGAGCAGGCGGGGAATTTGCGCGTTGAATCCCATGCCGACGCGGAGATCGCCGCCTGGGCACGCCTAGCCGACGCGGCCGGTCGCTGACCCACCCCCGATGTGATCCAGTTGATGGCATGGGAGCGCCCGACCAGGCGCGCCCATCGGTACTGCTTAGAGAAAAGTTCGACGATGCGTGACGATTCCACCTATTTCTACGGCCGGGCCGAAACCGAGCTCGAACTGGCGCAGCGCGCCACCCACCCACTGGCCGTGCGCGCGCATTACATCATCGCCAACCATTATCTCGATCGCTGCTATGGTGGCGGGGCGCAGCCTGCGGCGGTCGAGCCTGCCAATGGCGATGCACCGGTGACGGAGACCGACGACGCCGCCTGACCGGCGCGCGGGCGTTAGCGGACTGCGACAGGCTGTGGTTTGGACGCCTGAGCCATGAAGTGGACGCCGCGAGCGGCCTGCCCGGGGTAGTGCCACGCCCCACACGCCGTGCTCGCCGTAACGAGGAGAGTGTTGGCGCCCGTCGTGCGAAATCGCGCCGGCCCCCTCCATGCCTGCTGCCGCCGCGCGAATCGCGATGAACCGCAAGCATTTCCGTGCGTTGCAGGGCATGGCGAGGTTTGGTGATGGCGGATGAGGCGACACGCAAGCCGCCCGGTGGACAGGGTCCGGGCGGATGGGACTGGCAGAGCGACGGCAGCGGCGCGGACGGGCGCGGCACCGATGCGCCTGACGGGCGGCTGTATCCCGTCGCGATCGCGTTGCGTGCGACGTTCGATGCGGAGAATCATGCGACGCTGAGCCGCGACGTCACCGGGCTGATGCTGGACCTGTCGCGCGTGCCGTTCGAGCCGCATGAGTTCGCGCCCCTGATGCCGCCGTTGCCGCCGCCGCCGCCGGTGGGATGGGTGGCACGCGCGCGACTGGCGCTGCGCCGGCTGCGGCAGGCGTCGCGCTGAGCTTTGCGGCTGAGGCAGGTGGGATCGTGCGTGCCTCGTGTCCCATATGCTTCGGGTAACCGGCAGAACTGGATCCCCAGCGATCTGAACGATGGTTCTGCCGAGGCAGGCGCCGACGATTGCAGCTTCCAGATCCTGTAATCCTGAGCCTCTGTCCGTGCAGGAGCGCCGCTCCGCCGGCCGCTCTGTCTCGGCAAGGCTTCATCGGCTCATGTCGATGGGCGCAGGAGGAACCGCAGCCCACTGCAGCAAAGAACCTATATGGAACAAAACCGTTGACATCGTCACGCTGGTTGGGTACATAACGGGAACGCTAAAGAATTGCGAGTCGGGCCGGGGCGGTCGAGACCAAGGGTCCCGTTCGCCGCCGGCCCGACGCGTTTCCGGCGGAACGATCGAGGGGGAGACGGGGCATGGATGGAGGCGACGTGGAGGGGGAGGTCGCAGCAAAGATCGTACGGTTGCCGGTCCGTGGCCGGCGGGTGCGATGGACGCTGACGCTGGAAAGCATCTTCCTCGATCATCTGGCGGCCACGGGCGATGTCAGAGCCGCCGCGCGGGCGATCAACCTGCACCCGTCGCAGGCTTATTACCGGCTGCGCACCCATCCGGCTTTCGTCGAGGGCTGGGAGGCGGCGATCGAAGCGGGATATATGTCGGTCGAGATCAGCATGATCGGCCAGCTGCTGTCTTCCGATCCAGACGTTGGCCTGGATCAATCCACCAACGGAAAGCCATTCGACTGGGACAAGGCGTTGCGGCTGATGGCGCAGCGCGCGGCGCGCACCGCAGGAAAGTCGGGACGCGGCGGCCCCAAGCGTGCCGTGACGACGCGTGACGAGAGCGATGCGATCATCCTGGAGCGTCTGGCCAAGGTGGCAGCCAGAACGAAACGGCTTGGGGAGGGCGCATGACCGGGCGGTCGGTCGACGTCATCGCCGCAATGGCAGCGATGCCCGAGGACGAGCGTGGCTATTTCATCCGGCAACTGCCGCTGGGCGTGCAGAACGAACTCGCCGAACGCTGGGTCGGTGGCTGGGCGCAGCGCGGGCAGGCGCCGCCGGAGGGCGACTGGCGGATCTGGCTGATCCGGGCGGGCCGCGGCTTCGGCAAGACGCGCGCGGGCGCCGAATGGGTGACCGCGCTGGCCAAGGCCGACAAGACGGCGGCGATCGCGCTGGTCGGGGCGACCGAGGCGGATGTGCGGCGGGTGATGATCGAGGGGCCGAGCGGGCTGCGCGCCGTCGCCAAGGTCGGGCAGACGCCGCGCTATACGATGGCGCGCGGCGAGGTGCGCTGGCCCAATGGCGCGGTCGCCTATGTCTATTCGGCGGATGCGCCCGAGCAGTTGCGCGGGCCCGAGCATAGCGCCGCCTGGTGCGACGAGCTGGCCAAGTGGCGGCGCGGCGATGCCGCCTGGGACAATCTGATGATGGGATTGCGGCGGGGGGCGCATCCGCGCGTGCTGGTGACGACGACGCCGCGGCCGACGAATCTGATGAAGCGGGTGCTGCGGTCGCAGGGGCTGGTCGAGACGCGCGGCGCGACGCGCGACAATCCGTTCCTGCCGGAGGCGTTCGTCGCGCATGTCGAGGATGCCTATGCCGGCACCGCGCTGGGACGGCAGGAGCTGGACGGCGAGATGATCGAGGATCTGGCGGGCGCGCTTTGGTCGCGGGCGCAGCTGGAGGCGTGTCGCGGGGGAGTGCCTGACGATCTGGTGCGCGTGGTGGTCGGCGTCGATCCGCCGGCAGGGGCGATCGACGGGGAAGGCAGCGGCGATGCCTGCGGGATCGTCGCGGTCGGGCTGGACGGCGACGGCGTCGCGCATGTGCTGGCCGATGCGAGCGTCTCGGCCGCGTCGCCGGAAGGCTGGGCGCGTGCGGTGGCGAGTTGCGCCGCGCAACATTGCGCCGACCGGGTGGTGGCGGAGGCCAACCAGGGCGGCGCGATGGGGCGGTCGGTGCTGATGGCCGCCGACGTGACGCTGCCGTTGACGCTGGTGCGCGCGAGCCGGGGCAAGGTGGCACGCGCCGAGCCGGTGGCGCTGCTCTACGCGCGCGGCAAGGTGCGGCATTGCGGGCGGTTCGTCGCGTTGGAGGACGAGATGTGCGGGTTGGTCGCCGGGGGTGGCTATCACGGGCCGGGGCGCTCGCCGGATCGGGCGGATGCCTTGGTGTGGGGGGTGAGCGAGCTGCTGCTCGGCCGGCGGGGGAAGGCTGGGGTGCGGGGGTTGTAGGGGGGGGGCGCGCTGTTCTTCGGGCGCCCCTTCCTTCGTCATCCCGGCGCAGGCCGGGATCCATGGCGGGGGTGACGCCGATGGTGGCGCGCCAACGTTGGCGGCGGGAGTCCATGGATCCCGGCGTTCGCCGGGATGACGAACTTTAGGGGTAGGCCTTGTCGCCGCAGGCATGGGTGCGGACGGTGTTTGGCTGAGAGCCGACCTCCACGCTCGTCATTCCCGCGCAGGCGGGAATCCATAGTGGATGACGTTGCGGCGTCTTCATCGACCGGCGTGATTATGGATCCCCGCCTTCGCGGGGATGACGGAGGTGAGGGGCGGGGCCTTCCCTTAGCCTGCCGGCGCAAAAAACTGCGGGGAGATTCAACATGCGGTTGTTCGGGTGGAAGGCGGCGCGCGAGGGCGCGCGGCCGGCGTTGTCGCGTGGTGGCGGTGCGGGGGTGGCGCTGGGGGAGTGGCCGCGATCGTATGAGGCGCAGGTGCGCGAGGCCTTTGCGGCCAATGCCATTGCGCAGCGGGCGGTGAAGCTGGTCGCGGAGAGCGTCGCGGGGGCGCCGGTGGCGGCGAGCGTGCCGGAGCTGGCCGCGCTGGTGGCGGCGCGATCGGGCGGGCAGGTGTTGCTGGAGACGGTGGCGGCGCAGTTGCTGTTGCATGGCAATGCCTATGTGCAAGTCCTGCGGGATGCCGAGGGGCAGGTGGGGGCGCTGTATGCGCTGCGGCCGGAACGGGTGAGCGTCGAGGTGGATGCCGGCGGCTGGCCGACTGCCTATCGTTATGCGGTGGGCGAGCGGCGGGTGCGGCTGGATGCCGAGGGGCCGCGGCCGGACGTGATCCATGTGCGGACCTTCAATCCGGTCGACGATCATTATGGCATGGGGTGTTTGGGGGCGGCTGCGGGGGCGGTCGCGGTGCACAATGCGGCGGGCAAGTGGAACAAGGCGCTGCTCGACAATGCGGCGCGGCCGTCCGGCGCGCTGGTCTATGATCCGGGCGATGGCGCGGCGCTGTCGGCGGAGCAGTTCGAGCGGCTGAAGGCCGAAATGGAGGCGGGGTTCGCAGGCGCGACCAACGCCGGGCGGCCGATGCTGCTGGAAGGGGGGCTCAAGTGGCAGGCGTTGTCGCTGAGCCCCGCCGACATGGATTTTGTCGGGCTGAAGGCGGCAGCGGCGCGGGAAATCGCGCTCGCCTTCGGGGTGCCGCCGATGCTGCTCGGGCTGCCGGGGGATGCCACGTACGCCAACTACCGCGAGGCGAACCGGGCCTTGTGGCGGCTGACGGTGCTGCCGCTCGCCGATGCGATCCTGGGGGCGCTGGCGCAGGGGCTGGGCGGGTGGTTCGAGGGGGCGGCGCTGGCGGTCGATCTCGACCGGGTGCCGGCGCTGGCCGAGGATCGCGAGCGATTGTGGGCGAGCGTGTCGGGGGCGGACTTCCTCTCCGTCGAGGAGAAGCGGGCGATGCTGGGAGTGGGGGCATGAGCGGTGATGTGCTGGCGCAGCTGATGGCGCAGGGCGCGCGCGAGGGGGCGGACCTCGCGACCATGCGCGGGATCGCGGAGGAGGCGGGGGAGCTGTCGGCGATGCGCGCGCTGACGCGGCTGGGGCTATCGGACGAGG